CCATAGTTGTGAATTTGTTTGAGGTGTTGCAGTAGGCGCAACGGTATCGGGTGTTGCAGTAGGCGCAAAGGTATCGTTCGCACCACGACCATAGTCGTCACATACAAAACAATAAGTACTACCTGTTGAATATAAAGCTTTACCGTCACTTGAGCCGCAGTTTTCACAGGCTTCGTGTCGTATAAATGTAGAGTCTTCAGTTGTATCTTGCATGAGAATGTCTCCTTGTTTTTAGTTTTAGTTTAGGGAGTAGGACGACACTCTTAGAAGTTGAGTGCCGCCCTTCCCAAGGCTTAATCTGAGGGGGTAATTTAAGCCTTCTTCTTGTCAGGCGTGGGAGACGACCCTGACAAAAACCATTGCTCTGGGATAAGCTTATCAGCGTACATGAATCCGTGCTTTCCGCACCAATCCGCATAGCTTGTTGGGCTTTTCTTGTAGAGCTTTGACCTGCTGTTGCTGAATACGAACCGGATCTCTATCTCAGGATTCTGTTCTCTGACTAGGAGGTGTTTCTGCCTGTCAGCGACTGAGAAGATACCTTTTGTTTCAACGTAAAACCACTGCCCGTCTCCTAGCGTGATTTTAAAATCTGGCGTGTAAGTAGCGTTACGAGCTGGATGAATAAACTTAATCTTTTCCTTCTCGTAGATTACAGGGAAGTTCATACCCTCAATCTGTGTCGCTACTTTGTCCTCTAAGCCAGAACGATAACCTCTTGCATACGCACTTCTAAAGGTACGATGGCGCATCAGATGATGGTTCCTCGAAGGTTGCACCCTCTTCCATCACGAAGCCGCCCTCTACGGCCTCAAAACCTGAATCTACAGAACCACCACCACCTGTCGGCCCTTTAGCTTCAACAATCATAACTTTACCAAGCTGCAAAGTGATACCCATCTTACCATTCTTATTCCAAGGTGAGATCATACCACCTAACTTAAGCTGACTACCGCCCCAAATATCAGGGAGTGAGCCAGAGACTACTGGGTTGCCTTGGCTGTCAAAGAACAGCGGCTCGAAAGTAGTTTTAGTCTTGAGAATGATATCACCAGTCTCTGCGTCTTCTTCATAAGGCAGCATGGCTTTATCAGCCTTAGCACCAAACAGTGCCTTCATAGCCTCAATCTTAGTGATGATAGGCTGTGCATCAGTAGGGCTTAAGATAAGCATACACTTGTAAGCTTGCTGACCGAACGCAGTGTCCGGCTCTTTTAACCACGGATATCGTGCTGTTCCTACTGGGGTGCTAAATGTTTCTTTTTGTACGCTCATAGTTGGTCTCCAAATTAAACTCTTCTAGTGTGATAAAAGGCTCATCAGTTTCGAGTGGTAAATCTACGAACTCCGATACGTCTAAGCCGTACTTGTCCAACTCCGCTAGTAAATCTAACGGAATAGGCTCTCCCTTGTTTTTCTTTAAAAGTGCTACCCCTAACACCCTCTCTCGTGGGTGCATTGGTTCGTCCTCGTTAGTTAGCTGAAGCAGTACTTGCTATCAGCAATCTGAGCTAAGTTTAGCTCGCCCATCTCTGGCGGCTCTGGAACCCGATTACTGTCTGGGTTATCCAGTTGCCTTTTAGCCTGAGAAAGTAAGTTTTCGTACCAGCTTTCGCTGTCATAAATATCGATGAACGTAGACCTAATTGCTTCGTACATCTTCTGTGTCTTATTGGCTGTTGTAGCAAAGCTGTCGTGTATTAAGAAAAACGACATCTGCTCTTCCTCACCATCGATACAGTCTAGCACAGTTCTGAGAAGATGCGCTGAATCCAGCGAATGTATCACATTAGGTGATATCGCTGTCTTGCTTTTACGCTTGTCTACTCGGCTACTGTCTAACTCTCTAAGCGTTACCTGAGAACGTACAGGCATCTCAGCCGCACGGTCATAAAGATAAAGCTTAATCTTCTTGTGGCGGTTAGCTGGGTAAAACTGTGCAGCAGGAAAGCCCGAAGGCGTTACCCAGTGAAAGTGCTTACCTTCATGCGCTAGTGCGCCACATAACTGTTGAAAGAATGCCATACCTTGCTGTGCTGATGATATGACTTCGTTGACAGCAGTCCAGTTATGACGTGCTAAGTACTTCGCAGCATCGTAACCAGCATCTTCACCAAACGGATGTACCGCTAACTCTTTAAGTAAAACCTTGTCGGTAAGAGGTGTCATAACGTCTTCACGAAGTTGCTCAAAGAATCCGAACTGCTTAGATGAATAACCATAAGTCATCACGTTACGCTTAACAGTCTTTCGACTAATACCGTATGCCTTCCACATATCAGCCTCAGCACAAGGGTCGTTTTCAATTTGTAACTTCACCTCATCTGCTACACGTTGGTAAATGTCTTGAGGCTTGTCAGCCGGTACTAGGTTAACCAGTTTAGCGTCTTCGATGTTACGCCCCAGAGCACTAAAGTGTTGTATGCCTGAGTTGGTTCCATCGAGTGCCAAGGGTAACCCTGAGTAAAACTCTTCACCGTTTTGCTGTGCTTGCCAGTAACTTGCCATTTCCAAACAGGCCGCTAAGAATTCAAACGGTTTGTCTGCTTGTGACCACCAGCCGATAGTAGCTTTGTAATCCTGTGCAACACCAATAATGCTGTCACGGTTTAACTCTACCCACATCTCACGTTCATCAAAGCCTTGCTTGCTGATCTTATTGAAGTCGCCAGTGTTAGCTAAATGTATAGCCAGCCACTTAGAACTCTCAGGTGTAACTACTTCAGCATTCTTAAAGTAGAACATCGCTTTTACATGACTGTCACGGTGATGACTAAAGTGAGGTATGGGATACACACGACCACGGAAGTCAAAGTTATGCGGTAAGTAAAACTCCTCAAACATCAGCATCTCGTTAGCCGTGTTTAAGTCCTGAGCCATTACTGCCCTAGCGCCATCAATTTGACGGTTACGAACCACTACATCTCTTGCAGTGATACGCCAAAGCTTCTTATCAACAGTCTCTAAGTAATCCCAGTTCTCAGGGAACTCAGGGCGCTCTATGTAAGACTTACGAGGGAAGCTTGGTATTTGAATATCCTCCTGCCAAGCCCAAGTTACTGCATCCAAGATATCCTCGTTAACTACAAAAGGCGTAGCCTGAATAGCATTAACTGCTTTAACATAAGGTTCATCTCTTAAGTCCCTGTCTCTAAGGCTTTTCTTCTGCCAAGGACTACCAAACCTAATAAGATCAATCTGTGCTCTTAAAGCGTCATCGATGTAGCAACCAGTGTCGAGGTCTTCCCAAGGTCTAGGTGGTACGATCATCGGGCTAAATACAGGCTGACACCAAGACTCATCTGCCATCAACTCTGCTATCAAATGACTAGCATCACCAGTCAGTCCAACACTACGCTGTGTCTTACCTGACTTAACAATAGACCATACCTCGAATACACCTGAGTGCTCTAAGATGGCATTTAATACTGGTGAAGCAGCTTTGACTCTTCTTTCGTCTGACCACTTGGATCTCTCAAAACCACCTTTACGAGCAATAGCTGTAGCTGCCTTTAATCGGTATCTCTCAGAGTTGTGATCCTTAGTAACCTTAGACTCTATACGCTCGAAAAGACGTGCGTCTTGCTCACGCAGCTCTTTAGCCCAGCACTCTAGTTCTATACGTTTACCGATCTTAGTTAGTACCCAAGTCATAGACTTCTGCATACCAACGCCATCCATACAAGTGGTAAGACCTAAGTAACTTATGAGGTCTAGGTCTACACTTGATAGATCTTGTACCCATGAAAAAGGACGACCTTTACCCTTTGGTGTCAGGTCGCCAAGATTCTCATTCAGTACTGATGACACTATAGGTAGTGCATCTTTGATTAACTTATGTGGGATATTCTTGATAGACATTTGTGTAACTTTACCGTCTCGGTCAAAGTACTTTTCACGTCCTTTATCTATTGCGTTGAACTCACGTAGTAGTTCATCTGTCTCAGTGCCATGAATCTTAGTCATAGATCTTATGTCCTTCAATGATGTATCTCAAAGGGTGGACACAAATGCCCAGCCCTATTTTAGTTCAGAATTTGAACGCTTTATGAGTCATCATTGAGCCATTCATCATCGGCATTGAGTCTGCTGATATAGTTCAACGCACTGTTAAGGAAATACCTTCCGACCTCTTCGGCGGTTTTATCCTTAGCTGATGATGGGACATTGGGATTGTTGTAATCTTTGATACAAGAGCGGAGCCATCCTTCTCTATGTATCAGCAGGGTAGCTTCCTTTTGGTTAAGAGCTGAACCATACAGACCATCAAGATCTGGATGACCGAAGCTATCGTAAAAGCTGATAGCCTCACCAAAGGTTATACCGTCTGATAGATGGTAGTCTAATACTTCTGTTTCTAATGCTTTAGTTCTCATTTCCTTTCTCCAGTTGTCGGATATACTTCAAGTACCACAATTTAAAAAAGTGGTATGAACGCAGGTAGCGCTAGTGTAATGATAATGTATGACAGCGTAAGTATTGCGGCTATCTCGATCATGTCTTGTTTGCTCAAAACTGTTCCTTTGATAAATGTATGTTGTCAATAACATCAACGGCTTCACCTGTTCTTTCCTTGTGAACCGCTGCCCCAATGCTGAGAATTCTACGACCTTGCGCCCTGCTTATTTCATACCAATCCACAAACGTCTGGATCGTCATAAAGTGAGCTTGTGACTCTAAGTAAAGCTTTTGATATCGGTCTTTATTCTTCTCAGATATCCTTAGTACCTTTCTGGTCATAAGATTATTCTGTTGGATCTTGCACAGCACCTACAGACGCTGCCCACTTAACGATGTCCTTGATCGTCTCAGGGTGAACCATCACAGGCTCGTAGTAACCTGTTTCATGATCAAGATGGTTTGACTCGACAAGGTTCTCCAGAGTGTCTCTGTAGTGTCCTCTGTCAGCGTGTGTCCACGACACCTCGCAGCTAAGGACAAAGTCGCTGTCCAAAGCTTTGTAGGCGTGTGGGAAGGCATCAGCTACGATCACCGACCAACCATGTCCATCACCACCAAACGACTTAACAATCGCTCTAGGGATAGGCGTGTGATACTGCGACTGCTCACCTTCGCCAATCGCTTGAATGCAATCGACACAATCGCCATCTTCATACTTTCGGTCGTGAGCATCACAGTACTCGTCTTTGTTTTTAAAGATCTTGTCCCAGTTGGACTCGAACGTGTTTAACTCGACTCTCAATGGTCGTCTTCCGCTACCCTTTCCTGTCATAGCTTTCGCTCCTGTGTAATTCGTCAATTAGGTCTTGCCCAGTCATCTCAATAGTCCATACAATACGTAAGGCTCTTTCATCTTCGTACCCAAGCAGGGCATGATATATACGATCTAAGTCAGCGTTCGACATTGAAACCATTTTCTTCTTTTTTACGGTTTTAATTTCCATAAGCTCCCTTATGCCACCTTCTCTAATAGTTTAGCGTACTCTTGCAGAGTTGCGCCTTTTGCCTTCACATACTTTTGCGTAGTGTTAGTCGAGCGGTGACCGAGCATCTTACCGATTACTAACGTCTGTGCTCCGAGGTCGTTAGCCAAGCGTGTCGCACAAGTGTGACGGCAAACGTGGAATACGAACTCAGTATCATTCTTTGCTATGGCGTAACGACAGTCTGCCCATGCATCGTAGAAGGTACGATGNCTGTAATGATTAAGAGNACGGCCTCCTAGCTCCTTTACGGCCTTCTGAGCGGCTTTATTAAGCGGTACATAGCGTTCGTCACCATTCTTAGTTTCAGGCANGTAAACCCATACAGAACCNTCTGTGTCTGTCTGAATCGGAGCAGTGTCGCCAATCTGTGCGATCTCACCTAAGCGCATACCTGTGTTGATGCCGATGATAAACATCTGCTTCATCCACCAGTGCTTATGCTCACCAAAGAATTCTTCGATCTGTTTAACTTCTGAGTCAGTAAAGTAGCGCACACGGTTAGACTTAGTCTTGAACCATTTGAACTTAGGAGCGTGGTTGATCACCTCCTCTTCTACTGCATGTTTAAAGATAGCGGATATCGCTGAGTTGTAGCGGTTTGCCGTAGACTTCTTAAGACCAGCTTCGATAAGTGAATCCTGAAATAAGTGGATGTCACGAGGCTTGAAGTCACCAAGGTCACGTTCGCCGTAACCGTTGAAGTTACAGAAGCGTCCTAGTTGGAAGCGCACGTCATTTAAGTGCTTGCCTTCCCAAAGGCGGGATGCTTCTTCTTGGATGAATTGAGTAAGGTTCATTGTGTAACCCCCAACACGTCTGATACTTGGAGATAAGCGTCAGTAACGTACCGACCGCTTTTGTTATAGATGTCCAGCTCGACCATCTCATTGTTTTTACTAAGGTGCATACCGCCAATGCTATGCTCACTAGGATTCAAGTTTAAGTAGCTAAGAATGCGAACCTCTATTCCCGAAAGCGCATCGTAGATTAATTCTGAAGTTATAAGTGTGTTCATTGTGCTGCCTCCTTCGCCTTAGACAGAACAGTGTCGTCAATGAAGCATTCCGACATAGGATGCTTTGCAAGATGCTTTAGTAGGCGTTGCGCGTTCT